GGGGTCGCCTGCGTTGCCGGAGGCTGCTGTGTACCAAGCGTGAATACCTAAGTTTTGCTCATATAAGGTGGCATATCCGGTGCCAATGTATTTGTTTGCGCCGTCGCTATACCAATTGTTGCCGACCCATGTGTACCCGCTAGAATAGCCAGCAAATGCTGCGTCTTTGATTTGCAAGGATTTAAACGAACTCCCCCACGCCGACGGCGTGACGCCGAGGCCGAGGTTGCCGGATGCGTCGATGCGTGCGCTTGCGGTGTTGTTAGAGTAAAAAATAATGCTTTTTGTTGACGGTGCTAATAAATATAAATCCGTTCCTGCCGCATAAACTCCGTCTGTCGCAAGTGATGAATAAACGGAATTCCCAGCGTTGGATGAGCGAACGCTGCCAACTACATGAACTTTGTCTGACGGACTGCTCGTACCCACGCCCACCCTGTCCGTCGAAGCATCAACGAACAGCAAATTACTATCTGTATCTCCCTCTACCCTGAAATCGACATCCGCTCCGGCTTCGTTAATAACAACGCTAGAAGATCCCAAGGTGAACTGAGTGGTCCCGTTCGATTGCAGTTCCAATACGCCACTATTGTCAGCGGAGGTTTTGACTCCAGCCGATCCTGAAACGACACCGTCATCAGCGTTGATTGTAGAGGCCATTAGTTAGCTCCTTCCAATGCTGCGACTCTTGCGCGTAGGGATTGGATTTCCTTGACCAGCATCGGGACAAGTTTGCTGTAGTCTACGCCCCAAGCGCGTTCCACTTCATCGCCGGAATCACCGACACTTACCGCTTCTGGCGCAACGGCGTGGAGGTCTTGCGCGATAACACCAAACGCAACGTGTTGGGTTGGCGCGGCTTTCCAGTCGTGGCTGACGATTTGAATGGCATCAATTTTTGCCCCTGCGTCTGGGGCTGAGACAATGTTTTCTTTCATTCTTCGGTCAGATGATTGATTAAAACTGGTAGCCGTTGAGCTTACTTTTATGCTGCCAACTTCTGAACCGCTGCTGTTCAAAAACTTCTGGGCATAGACTGCGGTTGCGCCAGTTGCGTCTTGGTGCTTAATTAAAATTCCAGAATCGTTTACGGCATTACTTACAAAAATTTCTAATTTGTTTGAACCCGACCCCATTGTGGCGGTGGTATTTATAAATACCTCTCCCCCTGCCGTGATGCGTGCGCGTTCGGTGCCGTTGGTGTGAAAAATTAGCGGGACGTTTTCTTGGGCTGCAAGAATAACTTGGTTTTCGTCGCCGTAAAAGTATGCGGAAGCAATTCCTGAGCCGGTGCCGCGATAAATTCGGTAACCGCCACCGCTGGTATTCCAAACGCCAATAGTGGCAACACCTGTACCAAGACTTCCTACAGATCCATTTGGGCCAACTGTTAACAAACCCCTGTTATCCGCAGTCAGCGTCATCGCCTGAATCAGAGTGGCATTGCCGCCCGCTGTACCAGAGGCAGTGTTGTACCAATAATGAATTCCGCTGGTTTGCGCGTATAAACTAGCCGCATCGTTTCCAAGAAATTTCCAGTTGCTAGTTTCGCGGTACAGGTTATGCGAAAGGTTGGTCTGTCCGATGCCTGTCGTAAACGCAGACAGGGCTGCATTGCCGTTCAATTGAAATGCTTTATAAGCAGTTGACCACGCCGACGGCGTGACGCCGAGGCCGAGGTTGCCGTTCGGAATAGTGACGTTTCCAACCTGCCCTGTTTCTGTGGAAATTTTGAAATAACTTGTCGTGTCAGTAGAATCTAAGACATGAAGCGCGTAACGCGCCGTAGCGCTACCGCCAGCCGTAATTTTTAAGCCAAAGCCGTTTGTTGCATCGCTGTTTGAAATGACTTGAGCAACGCCGCTGCTAGTAGAGACTGTTAATTTTCCTCCCGGCGTATTTGTGCCAATACCCACCGCATCCGCAGACGCATCCACAAACAAAAGATTCGCGTCGGTGTCGCCTTCCACCCGAAAGTCAACGTCAGCGCCCGGTTCGTTAACGACTACGCCACCGTTTAAAGTGGCACCGGAAGTGATGGTAAGGGATGAGGTGGGAAGTGATACTGCCCCTGCTGCAGTGATCGACATCGCCGTCAGACTTTCACTGACAATAAATACCAAGTCCCCGTTCGTGTTGGCATCGACGGAGTAAGCCGTGGTGGTTGTGGTACCGGACTTAATAATACTCATATGATCACATGCCTCTGACCGGCTGAGATGGTGAGAGACACTCCACTGGCAATCGTGAATGGACCCACCGTGAAGCCGTTGAATCCTGAATCAATGGTGAAGCTAATGCTCATGGTCGAAGCGTTGACGAAGATACCGTTACCTGCCGTGACATTACCCACGACATCGACGTTCCCCGCCACATCCTCATAGACCGCCTTACCTGCTGGATAGTCCACGAAAACGCGCTTGGTTCCCGCAGAAAAATTAACTAAGGCTCCACCCGCAGTGGAAGACAATACCTCGTCACGGGACAAAGACACCGTCGCGGAAGTGTAGGTGCCAATCCCTACTTCCCATTCATCCAGACTTTGGTGAGCAATGACGTAGTAGGTCTGGTTCCCGTCACCAACAACAGAGAAGGTCCGGTATCCGCTTACCGCCCCAAGTAGGGTGACTGTTCCTGACCCCGTCGTTGTCGTGGTTTCATTGACGCGATCCGCAAGTACCAGCGCCATTTCATACCCCGGTCAATTGGTCTTCCGGAAACCATCGGGATTGATTCTCACCATTCGCATCTTTCCAGCTAATGAGGCACAGGATCGTGCCATCAGGCAGCATTTTGAACTGCTCTACTGGACCTTCTGGAACGGTGATGTTCACCTTCACCACATCGCCTTGTTTAAATTTAAGAGCCATCTGTATTCTCCTTACGCCGCATCAAGGCTGAAGGTATAGGTCACGTTCAAGGTATCGCCGTTCTGCACCACACGGTCACCGGGGGCTTGGAAGTCAGAGGCTGAAAACAGCACTCCCGACGTACCACCCGGCAAGTCACCCGTGGTCAAAAACGCACCGCCCACATTGGCAGAATTGTTGATCAGGAACTGAGCCGGTGAAGCTGAGTTCGCAATGACCGAAGGATCTGCCGTGGTCGCTGCCCCAAAGACTGCAGCAGGACGGGTCGCGTTGGTGTAGTCCGTGACTTCGGTCCAACCCGCATGGGAAGACATCGTGTCCGCAGAGGACGGATCGTTCGTTGCCGCAGGGCCGTAGATACCCACATACCATGCAGCGGTGTAGCCCGAACCCGTGAAGTAGTTGGTGTTCATGTCAGCCAAACCGACGTTCACCACTAGGTTCTTGGACTTCTCTACCCACTTCACGTTGCCATCTTTGTCACGGCATTCCACAGTGAAGATACCACCGGCACGGAGCTTGTTACCCGCACCGCTTTTCTTGGTGACGTTCCCGCCAACCAAGTCGCTTGATTTCGCTTTATCGTTCGACATCTCTCGCTCCTAAGTAAATCTCAGCAGTGCAGAAGTTGCTGTGTTAGGTGGCATCTCCACCGTAAATGTGTTGGTTGCGGTCTTATTATTACCAAAACTCAGCACGGCTATCGACCGATTAGCCTTACTCGCGTTATAGATCAAACCCCCTGCCGTCGTAAAACTAGCGGGGTTCCAAACCACATTGTCAAAACTGACATAGACCGTAGAGCCTGATGTGTTGATCGTCACACCCGTCAGAGTCTCTCCCCCCGCCACATACCCTGTGCCGGAAACCTCATTGGTGACAGAATAAACCGTCGTCGTCTCACTCAAGTCTGCATTGTCGTCGTACAGGGCGAGCTTCAACGTATCGGTCAAAAGGTCGTGAATCCCTTCCAATAGCTCAGCTTTAAAACTTGTAGTCTGAGTCTGGTAGATCATGTCGTCACCGGAATCCTAACCTGACCCGACCGGTAAGCATCGCGGCGGTTCAAGCCATCGCCCAAGCGCAGCAACTGGATCATCGCTTCTTGGTACTTCTGCTCGTAATTCTGGATCATGTCGGCTTCACCCTTGAGGTAGATGTAGGCTTCCCTCAAAGCGCCGTAGAGCAGAACCGTCTCAAAGTTATCACCGATCCAAGAAGTCCCCGCCGTCACAATCGATTCTGGGTAATAGTAATAGTGCATTTCTACCTGATAGTTGCTGGCAGGTGTTGGCCCCAGAATCAAAGTGTTCTGATCAAAGATGGCGTAGTACTGCGGTACGCCGGTATCAGACGGGCTTGGGAAAGACTGACGGATGAAGTTCACATCCTTGTCCAGCAAAAACTCTTGCGAGCCATCCGATGCAATCACAGCCAACGAAAACGTCGCTAGCCAATCTGCAGGGAGGGTCAAGTATTTATTGTTAGGCGTCAGCGTAGCCGTCTGGTTACGACGAATGGCAGGGATCTGAACCGTGTTATAAATCCGCTCCTCTGCAAGCTGAACAAAAGTAGGGATATTCGCCACGAATGAAGTTTCCGTGGACTGGCAATACTCCTGAATCAGCGTTGAAAGAGAAGCGTAGTTCATTAGCTCCAGCCTGCTCGCACTTTGCCGTTGTTCTGCAGATTAATCTGCGAAACGAACTTCTTGCCCTTGGTCGCAGCGCCCGCACCACGCATATCCATGTGCGTCACGCCTTTGTTGACATCCTTCTCAGGATAGCCATTCTCGCCCGTAGGCTCGTTGTTGGGTTTGGTTTTGCCGTAGACTTTCATTACCGACCTCGCTGGCACATTACTTTTGCCATGTTACGCCCGACGCGCTTACGCTCCATATTCATCTTGCCGACTTTGCCGCCTTTTTTCATGCCATGCATTCGCTTCTCATGGCCTTTGACTGCCTTCTCAGCAATCTTTTTCATACCGTTCTTCATCTCAATCTCCTAAGTCACTGCAATAGTGACAGTGCCTACATCACCACGAGACACCAAATCGTTCGGTGTCAGCCCTGCATCAATCGACCGAGACCCGCCAATCGGTGCCCAGCCCCATTGAATCATTCTACTACCACCTGCGCCATCATTACCGGGCGCAAAATATGTCGTATCGGGTCGGGGGTTTCGGATTGCCTGCGGGTCGTCAACGGGGTACATACCCAACTGCAACTGCGGCTGATCCGGTTCCCAACAAGTCGAACAGACGAGAATATTAATGTTCTTCGTCTTAATCACCAATTCCTTCAGTTCTTTCAGCTTGTACCGAAAGCCACACCGATCACATTGACTGATCGCATGTTTACCTGAAGCAAACCTATTGGGCATCTCAGTACCCGCCTATAAAACTCTGCCTCGGGACAAAGCGAACCGGAGCCTTCTCACGATCCTCGCCAGCAGCGATGTCCCAAGCCTCGTCGTACTGGGCCTTTAGTATCGTTGTGCGGGTTTCAGCACCCGGAATCTTCATAGAGAGGTAATACGCAAGCCCTGCCACCATGCAGGGAAGGAAGCGAAACGGAATGTCCTGTCCGCTCGTGCCGGTGCCTACGTCGAACATCCGACGTAAACGGGTGTAAAAAAGGGTGTACGTGGCACTCGTGTCTGGCTTGGGCCAAACCGTAAACTGGGGGTAGACCACGGCACCCGTAGAATCAGTCGCCCCCGTACGCCGATCAATCCAAATTTGAATGGGCCTACCGGTCGCGTTTTTGTTAGGTATCGCAACGTAAGTACTGGAGGAAATACGACTGATGTTGATATCAATCTGATTCTGCCCCGTGCCTGTACGGATCACATGATCAAGTAAATCTACCGTATCGGCAGGAAGATCGTACGTCCCTGTACCCGCAGTTAATACCTGCGTTCCTGTTTCTAACATCCACAAGTTGATACCACGGTTCGCCCAGTCCATGAGGAGCAAGTTCAGACTGCGCTTGGCAGTCTTTAGCTCATACCCCGTCCTAAGCTCAGCCCCGCAACGCTCAAAGGCTTCCTCGACGATGTTATTCAGGTCGAGGTTAAAGTCGGTCGTGGCTGTCGTTCGGTAAGTCATTACTTCTTACTCTTACGCTTTGCCTTTTTGGCGGAAGCTGCGCGTTTTAGCAGCAATGCCTTTGGGTTGCCGTACGAACTGCTTGCCCGCTTTTTTACCTTTTCGCTTGGCGGCGGTGGTTCGGGCATACTCGGAGGGGGAAAGAGCTTTGATAGCAGCTTCCGGTAAATATCTTTCACCCGTTTTACTAGATGGCTTACCACTTTTGGTTCTCCATTTCTGCTCGCCCCAAGCCTTTAAAGATTGTTGCGGATCTCTCACGACTTATACCCACCGCCCTTCTCACGGTATTTCTTTGCCAAAAGCTGTGCCTTACGAGCCGACCACTGACCCGGCTTGGTACCGTGCGTTGCCGAAGCCTTGATGGATTCAAACAACTTCTTACGCATACCGGGCTTGGTGTAGTTACCCGCTTCGTTCACCTTGCTCTTTTTACTACTGCCACCTTTGGAAAAGGTTCTGATCGGTTTGCCTGTCCCAATGACAGGTTTGTCATCCCCACGCCGTACAGCACGGGGAATCTTCGCCGGATTCATATCACCCATTCCACGAGACGGCATCATTAGACCATCTTCCCTCGGGTCCTGCCTTTCTTGGCGCAACCGTCAGCAGCACGGACGTAACCACCCTTCTTAAAGAGCGGCTTTTTCTTATGCTTCTCACGGGCCTCTCGCATTTTGCGGTCCATCTCAGCGTTTTCTGCCTCGCGTTCTTTAGCAGCAGCTTTTTCTTCCGCTGTCTTTTTACGCTTCGCGTCAATATCTTTCTGCTGCTCCTCGTAAGAGCGCATATCAGGCTTGGGCATCCCACCTTCTTGGTAGCGCTTCATCAGACTATCTTCCCTCGGGTCTTACCTTTCTTAGCGCAACCATCTGCGCGACGAGAAGCAGAAGACTTCACGGAGCCGCCTTTTTTGTAGTTTTCCTGCTTAGTTAAATACCTTGAACCCGGAAAAGGGGTGATGGTCCTTCTGGGTTCAATATTAAGACGGCTGTATTCCTCTCTAGACATTCTAGAAGGCTCTGATTTTTTATCCTCAGATTTTTTGTCTTCAGACCTTTTATTTTCAGATCTAGTTAAAGCGGCTGATCCCGGAAAAGGAGTAATAGGTCTACGTACTGGATTTTTTCTCTTTGATACATCTTTACGCGCTTCATCACGCATAGCCTCAGTAGGCGTATCATCAGCTTTTCTACGCCCTTCTCTCATAAAGTTAACTGTAGGTTCTGGTCGAGAGTCAGTACTCGATTTAGCCTTAGCCCTCAATTCCCG